TGGTGTATCTGAAGAAGATTTATTAGCCCAGACCGAGGCATTATGTTAGCAACCTTGCAACTGCCGTTACCGCCATCGATGAATACATATTGGCGCAACTTTAGGGGCAGAACAATCCTATCAAAAGCCGCAAGGGACTACAAACAAACCGTCAAAGAATATGTTTTATTAAACAAAACCCCATATTTTGGCAACGTAAGACTTCAAGCCATGATTACAATATTTCCAAGGGATAAACGCAGCATAGACCTTGATAATCGTTTGAAAGGTTTATTTGATTCTCTACAAAATGCAGGCGTGTTTGACGATGACAGCCAGTTCGACACGATAAAAATAGCAAGGGGGTCGATTAAAAAGGGAGGCAGTTGTACAATAATTGTAGCTACTATGTGAGGTCACTATGGACTATCCTGCCGTTTTCGTTGCAACCTTGTTCCACTCTGGGACAAACGCACACTTTATGCACTTGCAGACGGACAGTTATGCAAAGCACATTGCGCTGGCTGAATACTACGACGGGATCATTGAGCTAACAGACAAGTGGGCCGAGGCGTACCAAGGCTGTTATGACATCATCAAAAGCTATCCTAAAGACTTTCACTTAGCCACAGATCCGGTCAAATACATCACATCTGTTAAAGCGTTTGTAAAAGACATTCGAACGGAATTGCCGCAGGATTCGGAATTGCAGAATATTTGTGACGAGATTGCTGATCTGATTGATTCAACCCTTTACAAACTAAAAGCGTTCAAATGAATAAGCCTGGACTCTATGCCAACATTTTGGCAAAACAAGAACGTATCAAAGCAGGGTCAGGCGAGAAGATGAGAAAGCCTGGCGATCCAGGCGCACCCACGGCTAAAGACTTTAAAGAATCAGCCAAGACAGCCAAGGACGAAAAGAAATGACAGCGGCTTGGCAACGCAAAGAAGGTAAAAATCCTGCTGGCGGTCTAAATGCCAAAGGTCGAGCGAGTGCCAAAGCAGAGGGCATGAACCTCAAACCACCAGTCAAGTCAGGCGATAACCCACGCCGAGCCAGTTTTCTCGCAAGAATGGGCAATATGCCAGGGCCGATGGAGAAAGACGGGAAACCGACCAGACTAGCCTTAGCCTTAAAAGCATGGGGCGCATCAACCAAAGAAGATGCAAGGTCAAAAGCCAAGAATATCAGCGAACGCAATAAGTAAGCTAAACTTATAGTATCTAAATCTACGACAATTGAGAAAGATATGCAGCAAGCTAAAGTAGCTAAAACTAGATCAAGGATTGGTGGTCGAGCCGTAGGTACGCCTAATAAGTCCACAGCGAAGGCTAGAGAGGCGATTGCAGCGTTCGTTGATGGTAATGCCCACCAGTTGCAATCGTGGCTTGAGCAGATCGCCATAGATGAACGGTACGGGCCAAAAGTAGCGTTTGATTGTTTTATGTCCGTTGCTGAATACCATGTTCCCAAGTTAGCCAGACAAGAACACGTTGGGGCTGACAATGGCCCGATTGAAATGGTGGTGAAGTGGCAAGACGGGAGTTGACATGGCAAAAGGCGATACAAGGCTTAGAAAATCATTGTCTGATAGATTTCACGACAAAATAGCTTATGAACCAAACAGCGGTTGCTGGTTATGGACTGGCGCAATTAACACGCTAGGTTATGGCTTAATCGGATTGGGTCATAGATCAGACGGCATTGCTAAGGCTCACAGGGTTAGCTACCTATTACATAAAGGCAATATAAAGGCAGGTTTGTGTGTCTTACACAGGTGCGACAACCCATATTGCGTTAACCCAGAACATTTATTTTTAGGCACGTTATCTGACAATATGAAAGATTGCGTACAAAAAAAGCGCAATTTTCTTCCTGACAATCGTGCAGAAAAAGCAACGTGGGCAAAACTTACAAAAGAAAACGTATTGCATATTAAAAAGCGTGCAATGACAGGCATCAAATATGCCAATTTATATAATGTAAGCAAAAGCGCAATCTATCAAATATGGGGAGGAAACAATTGGCAAAGCGTTTAGTTACTTTGCCGTATTCCCCAAGAGCAGCATTTAAACCTTTTCACGATAGGAGCGAGCGGTGGGCGTGTTTAGTTGCCCACCGCCGAAAGGTGCAGGTAAGACAGTCGCAGCCATAAACGATATTGTTCGTGCTGCGCTTATGTGCAAAAGCACAAATCCATTATTTGCTTATATTGCGCCATTCCGCAGCCAGGCTAAGTCTGTGGCGTGGGATTACCTTAAACACTTTGCCCAACCAGTCCTTGCGGCATCCAATGAAGCCGAGCTGACGGTTGAGCTTATAACTGGCGGCAAGATACGCTTGTTTGGTGCTGACAACGCAGATGCAATGCGTGGACTAGGCTTTGATGGAGTGTTCATGGACGAGTATGGGGACTTCAGGCCATCGGTCTGGGGTAACGTAATCAGACCTACATTGTCAGACAAGCAGGGTTGGGCGGTGTTCGCAGGTACGCCAAAAGGCAAAAACCAGTTTTGGCAGATATTTGAAACAGCTAAGAAAACGCCTGCCGAGTGGTTTCATTTAGTGCTGAAAGCGTCCGAGTCTGGACTATTGCCAGACACAGAGCTACGAGCAGCTGCCGCACAGATCAGCGATGACCAGTTCTTACAAGAGTACGAGTGTTCGTTTGAGGCGGCTATCCTTGGCGCTTTCTATGGCGAGGATTTACGCAAGATCACAAATGCAGGACAGGTTTGCAGAGTTGATTACGATCCGCACCTACCGACTTACACCAGTTGGGACTTAGGCTATCGAGATGACACGGCGATTTGGTGGTATCAGGTCGTGCGTAGTGAAATTCACATCATTGATTATTTTGCAATAAGTGGTGCAAATATCGCAGAAATAGCTAAAATAGTGATAGAAAAGCCGTATAAATACGCAAAACATTACCTACCGCACGATGCAAGGGCTAAAACACTTGCAGCAGCGGGTAAGTCAGTTATTGAGCAATTAGCAGAGTTTTTAGGCATTAATAACCTGGCTATCGTGCCTGATCTGTCGGTACAAGACGGGATTCAAGCAGTCAGGCAAATGCTGCCAATGTGTTGGTTTGATTCTGAACGCACACACGATGGGCTAGAGGCACTACGGCAATATCAACGGGAATATGACGAGGACAAGAAAGCGTTTAGGCAGACACCACGGCATGATTGGACAAGCCACCCAGCTGACGCATTTCGGATGTTGGCAATTGCGTGGAGGTTAGAGCCGAAGGTAAAACAGCCAGATACGGTCAAGCCGTTGATTGTTGGGCCAGAGAACACAGTAACTTTGAATGATATGTGGGCAACCCACACAACTAACAGGAGTAGAAGATTATGAGTGGCGTACCTTATCCATATGAATACCAATACGAACACGTTGCAGCAAGCCAAACGGCACAAGTTTTGGGCGGCACAGGCGCAACTGGCGACTATATCCATCGTCTGTGTTGCACAGTCAGCACAGCAGCCACAGGCAACGTCATTATTTTAGATGGCACAGGGTTCTCGCACACGATTTTGCCAGCATCACCAGGTGGCGGCATTGGTCAATACAACATTGAAATTAACGCTATTTCTCGCAACGGTGCGTGGAAGATCACGACAGGCGCAGGCGTGGAAGTGTTAGCTATTGGCATTTTTAGCGCATGATCGTAGCAAGCGTACTGCGGTCAGGCGGTGATTTTGAACCAAAACACGTTTATGCGCTGCAAAAAATGTGCGCTCAGTATCTGCCTTCGCATAAGTTTGTTTGTTTGTCTGATGTTGATTTGAATTGCGAAACCATCCCTTTGCTGCATGATTGGGTTGGTTGGTGGGCAAAGATGGAGTTGTTTCGGCTACCAAGTGCGCTGTACTTTGATCTTGACACGGTGCTAACTGGTGACTGTACGGCAATGGTTGAGGCAGCAAAGCAGCACGATTTTGTGATTATGCGTGATGTTTATAGGGGTCAGTACAACCCGAAAGCGATGCAGTCAAGCATGATGTATTGGTCAAAACCTGTGGATCTGTACGACAAGTTTGCCGCATTGCAGATGTATACGGCGGGTGGTGACCAGGATTACATTGAACACTTCATGCGGGACAAAGTGGCTTATTGGCAAGACATTGCAGATGGGATTGTGAGTTTTAAGGCTGATGTGCTACCGAAAGGTTTAGACGATGCCAAAGTGGTAATCTTTCACGGCAAACCAAGACCGTGGGAACAAACAAGGATACCGTATGAAATTGGTTGAAGGCTG